TTTTAGTAAGAAGTCCTTGATTAAGTCCAAAGACTCCTCCACCAGATTTACCTTTCAAAGATTCATCAGTATCATTAATACTTCCAAATCCAATTTTTTGAATTACTTCTTCACTCATAATAAAATTATCTTTTTAAAAATTTTTAAAAATAAAACTCGGTATTTCTTAATTCTCCCACTCAGAACCATTTCCTTGTGGCAAAGCTATTGCACCTCCTAATTCTTGAGGTTGTGCATTAACATCAGTAAAATCTCCTCCAATTTCATCATCTTCCTCAGTATCAGGATTAGATACATTATCTTCAAGATCATCTATTAATGTAAATGCAGGTTGTTTTTTAGCTTTCTTTCCTTTTAATTTAGGGTTTTCAAAAAGTCTTTTACAGTCTGCCATTGTAATACCATAATGTTCTGCAATTTCTTCTCTTGATTTTCCTTGTTCTAATAAAGCAAGAACTCCACTAATCTTAATTTCTGGTTTCATTTTGTGATAATTTAATAATTAATTAATCTTTCAATTACAGCATTGTAATCGTTGTCTATTACAGGTTCAAATAAACCCATAGGACTTCTTGCTGTATTAAATCCATCATTTTCTGTCTCTAATACATATTTAGTTTCTGAACCTTCTTTGATTACATTAGAATACAATACAGTTTCTAATTTACCTTCTAATTGCATTTTTGTAGCCAAACTTCCTAAAACTTTCAATCTTCTTTTAGTAAGATTTCCTGTTTTATAATCTTCAGTATGTCCTGTTAAAATGGCATATCTATCTTCTTCAAACATACCTTTATCCATACCTAACTTTATGTGATCAATAATATCTTTGTAAGTTTTAGGTATATGATGATAAGGACCTCTTGGATTGAATTTTTTACCATATTCTTGTTTACCTCCTTGCCAAACAGGATTTTTATTGTCTGCATTAAACCAAATATTACTATTAGCAGGTAAAGTCCTCATTCCAGAAGATTTACCTGTACCTGGCTCACCTAAGATTAAAACTATTTCAAATCCTAGATTTTGTAACTCAATAATTAACTGGTATATACCTTTACCCCAATCTGCCCACTTATCATGAGTAGGTTTTTTAGAAGAGGTCATGAACATTTCATTCATAATTCCAGTTAATGTATCAATACAAATTGTTCTAATTTTTGTTTCTGTACTCATATTTATTAAATTTCTAATTGTTCAAAGTTTTTAACATTACCTTTCATTCCTGTCTTAAAGTGTTGAGGATATTTACAATGTCTTGATTCTACTAGATGAATAGTTCTCAATGATGGATATAATTCGTTACCAGAATCATCTTTAATTTTTAATCCAAAATGTTGTTTAAGATTATATCTATCATCATTAGGATTCATCATAGTTAACACATAATCAGCATCTTCTGCTAAATTACCAGTATCTTTAATATCATCAGAAGTAGGGTATAACATATCTTTTGAGAATCTGAGTCTATCTTGATTGACCATATCTCTATTAGTATGTATAATATCAACAAAAGTGTATCCAGTCCAATTTCTCAATTCTACTTGATACTCAATCATTTTATCAACAGTCTGCTTCATTAGCCAACCTCTTTCTGGAATCATTTTCCTTAAATGATCTGTTATTACTATGGTATATTTTTCAGGATTAGCAGGTTTAAATCCTGTGATTCTACTGAATTTTCCACTACCAGTAGTTATAAACTTCCCATTAACAGATGCATGATTTTTTAACCATTTATAAATTCCAGTAGGGTTATCTTTTTGCTCAATAAAAGTAGTAACTCCTTTCTTAATTAGAATACCACTATCACTATATTCACCAAAAATAGGAATAATCCTTTTAGAATAAACTTCTTTTAGTACTTCATAAATAGCAGGTTTCATTTTAATCAATTTTCCATCATCATCCATGACTCTACCTCTTAAATAATCAGCATCTAGTTCTATCTCAGATAATCCATCTTTTGTTATACCTTCATCAAGACCTATATGAGTAATACCATAATCAATATACAAGAAATGAGCAGCTACATCAAACTCTTTACTTACCCTATCTATTTCTAAAGAATAATATATCCACTCTGCATCAATATTATTTTCAAGACAATATAAATAAGGTTGAATAAAAAATCCATAATCTACTAAAGTAGATTTACCAGCTTTAGGGGGAGCTGCAACTCCATATAATCTACCTCTTTGTACACCATTAATAACATTAGAAAGGTTTAAAAGACCTTCTCCCATTGGTAAACCTTTGTTGCCACCAGATTGACCTTTTTTAAACTCTTCTATAAAATTCATAATTATTCCAAAATTTTAAATTTATCAAATGCTTCAGTTTGACCTGGTATATTGAACTTAAAAAGTGTATTCCAAAATTCAGTTGAAAGATTGCATTTATAAGCAAGTTGACCATCAAAATAAACACAAGCAACATTCTTATTTTTCATAACAACAACAGTTGTATAAGCACTTGTCCTTACTGCACCACCCATACCTCTAAAACCTAAAGCAGTACTGCCCCACATTTGTTCAAAATGATAAACTATAACTTCAGACTTTCTAGGTCTTCTTAAACTAATTCTATCAGAATTAACTTTCTTTTTATACTCAATATCAGGTAAATCCAAATGAATAGAAGAATATAAAGCACTTGATAAACTATCTGTAATATTATCTGTTCTCATAATTATCTCATTGTATTAGTATGACTTGTTCTTCCTACTTGCTGATTTTTTGTCAGTTTATACTTATCAATCCAATCAAGAATATCAGAAGTTTTATTGACTCCAACTCCTTTTTCTATGAAATAATGAGGATTTCTTATAAACCTTACATCAGTATTTAATAAATACATTCTAGTAGCACCAATAACATCATCTTTTCTTACATCAGGATTTTTAGCAAAAAGTTTTTTCATCCTAGAAATAGACTCTCTTACATTTCCTCCTTTATCAGAATTTGCTGCTTTAAACATAGCAACATATTCAGTTTTTACCCACTCAAAAGCTGTAACTTGATTTTCATACAAAGGTATATTCCAATGTATATTTTTATCTTTAACTGAAATTATCCCAGTTGCATTTACTTTCTGTTTAAGTAAATCAGGAATGTAAGTAGGATCATAACCATGATAAAGTGCTATTAAATAGCAAATTCCATTAGAAGGAAATATCTTAAACTCTTTAAAAACTTCTAAAATTTGTTCATTTACAGTCATAATAATATTTTAAAAATTCAACAATAACTTGATAAACAGCTTTAAATTTTGTGTCCACAGCATTAGAAGCCTGCCCTATGAAAACATTAGCAAAGATTCTTGAAGATTTAGAAATATGCACTTGCATATCAGACATTAGAGTTTGATACCCTAATTGTTCAATTTGTTCTAAAACAGGCATTAAATAATCCCAACTAGTGTCATAAGATAAAAACCTTACAGACTTGAAATTTTCTTTTTGAGAATAAGGATCAAAATAATTTTCATAGGTGTCTAAGATTTGATTACCAAAAGTCTCTTCATATTTTTTAAGTTCAGGAGGTATATTTGAATATAAAATTTCTTCATCATAACTATGAGTAAAATCCATACCATAATTGTAAATAGTTACTAAAGTCTTATGAGAATAACCCATAAATTTAGCTATCAATTCATTATCTTTCATTTTTTAAAGAATTAATTCTGTTATTAATTTTGGTTTATAATCAATGACTTCAGCAGATACATTTATATATCTTTTATCATCAATACTATTTTCATGTACATGTCCATGTATATTATACTGAACTCTATAACTAAGTTCTTTAGAATGTATAGGACAATGGGTTAAAAATATTTTATTACCAGTTGTCTTATCCTTGTACTTTATCATACCAGCTACTTTATTTACATAATTTAATAAAGAAAGGATATGTTGAGGTTTATCATGATTACCAAGAACTACCTTTTTTATACCATTCAAAGAATCTAAACAATAATAAAATTTAGAGTTTTCCATAGTTATATCACCAAGAATGTAAGTTACATCTCTTTTAGAAACAACTTTGTTCCACTCTGATATGATATGATCATTCATTTGATATTCATCTTTAAAACCTCTTTTTATTGCCATATTTTTATGCCCAAAATGAGGGTCTGAATAAAATCTAACTACTGACATAACTTTTTAAAATTTTACATATTCAACTTTATTTTTATCAAAACTACTCAAAGTAGATTTTACCCACTTCTCATCTTGTGTACCTAACAAACAAATAATCCAAACTGTAGCACCATAAGCCTCTTGTTTTAAAAGAGTCCTTGATATTTTTTGACTAGTTAAACCATTTTTATCTGAATCAGCCTGAACTACTACTAAATGATCCAATTCTTTATAAGTAAATCCAGTACCTCCTGAATTAACCATAGAAATTCTATTTAAATCTCCATTTTGAAAAGCTTTTAAATCTTCATTATTAGTTTTACTGTGATAAGTGTTAACACAAAGGTCTTCAGCCTGTTTTATAGAACCACAAAAAATAAGAACTCTACCAGTTAAAGTATTTAGTAAACATTTAGTAGATTCCAACTTTGAAGGAGAATTTTTTATAGCTCTCATTCTATTTAGAATCTTAAACTTAATATCTTTACCTCCTCTATCAATAGCTTGAGCTAAAACTTTTGTTAAATAATCATACTGAGCTTTTTCAGTAGTCATAAATCTTTTGTATTTATTTCCAGCTTGTACATTTTTTACTAAACCTAAAGGAACTTCTACCACTTTTATAGTATAATTAGATAACAAACCTATATCAACAGCAGAATTTATACTTAACTTAAAAATAACTTTCAACTGTAAATTTTTATAAAGTTGTAATTTATGTTCATGTTTTGAAGGTGTACCAGTCATAGAAATTAAAACTTCATAAGTAAGTTTTTTCAAAAACAGACCTATGTAATTGTTTTCTGTAATAAATTGCTCCTCATCTAAAATAATTAAATCAAAATGTCCTTCTATTTTGTGCAAAGACATCCAAGTAACTGTGGTAAGATTCTTCAAAAACTTTTTTGCTTTCCAAGTTTCAAATTCTAAAGGTATATCTTCTTCTGCTAATTTAACAGAAGGTGTAACCCATAAAATAGATTTAGGTTTATCTCTTTTAATAAGATCAATAACAGTTTTAGTTTTTCCACTTCTAGGAGCAAGCAACCATCTCCCAGATTGTCCAGGTTCTGTACTATCTATTACTTGTTTCTGTAATTCACTTTTTTCTTTATTTGTCATGCTTGATAAGATGTTAAATATTGTATAGCTATTACTATACA